GTGAATGCGCCTCTTTTTATTTGGAGGGTGTTTCTTTCCGGCAGGAGAGTGACTAGTCGCGTTAGTACCTTGATAGAGCTCTGGGACGTTCCGCTTGCGAGTTCGTGTACCTCTATTGATGGGAACACTTTCATATCTGATGTTATTGTGGCAAAGGTTTAAACCTATGCTGTGGTAACCGCTCTCTATGGACTTCTACGATCTTGAGCCCCGGTTTAGACAAATCCGAATATTAACGAGAAGCCTCTTACCTATTCGATGTGAGTAATAGGGAGTGAAAACTCGGCACCGGCACTTTATAACCGTCGCCCAGCTAGTACCCCCCCAGCGGCAAAGCTTAAGCAGGGGCTAAAAACTCTTACTTACTACAACATGGCTACAACTAACGATATAACGATTGCTGTCTCAAACGATCTTGCGAGATTTGTTCTTGACAAAGTTGAATGCATCTACCGACAAGTCGAAGTTTTCGACCGTGGCACAGAAGCGTGGAACGATCGCCGCCTCCAGTTAACCCTGGCGGAGGTAATGGGACCACTTCAGCAAATGTGCGTGTGGGCTCGATGGAAACAGAGTAATAACCACAGCAAGGTATCCCCCTTTCAAAAGGAACAAGCCATGGCACAATTGTGCCGTATTGAGAGCGTAATTTCAGAGTTACGCTTTCGACTAAACCAGAAGTGCGATACATACGCACGTGCTGGTTTGCAACACACAGCTGATCTCAGAGCGAGATTGAAGTGTGTGAAGGCAGCGACGAACGAAGTTTCAATCAACCCCCTTAATTGGGGAGACGCTGTCGACAAATTCTACAGAAACAGAGCCAACCGAAGGAAACGGAAGCTCATCAAGATGAAGCAGGAAATGTCGTCAGAAGAGGATCAACTCGACGGAGAACGTCGTATGTCAGACGTATTTGACGAGGAGACAACTCGTGAGGAACTCTTTGGAGAGTTACAAATGGAGTGTCTCGAGTCCATAGCATCTAGCGTGCTTGGACCAATTCTACATGAAGGATCAGCTTTCATTGGAGGACTCGTGAAGGATACTCTAGGTCTCGAAGACAATCGAGACTCACCGTCACAAATCAACGTTAACACAGACGATTGGTGTTTATGTGACGTACCGCGACCAATACAGAGCCTTGCATTTAAGAAAGTGCATCAGGCTCCGGACGCGAAAGCAGTGGTGCAACAAGGAAAGTCTTTGAG